AATCTCCTGTATATTAAAAGGGTATTCATCACACTATGACCGACCAAGAAAAAAAGTATTACGAAAATCTTGCTGAAGATTTTTGGTCTAAAATTGAAAGGGAGGCAGCAGAACTTGAGGTGACTGTCGATTACTACCTTGAAGAGTTCTTCTTTTCATGATAGAATTACAAGGTAATCCATAGGAGACAATGACTAAACTTTTCTACATCGTGGACCATTATGTTCCGTTCCCATCCAGTGAATATGGAGGTATTTGGAATGTAATTGCAGAAGATGACAATGAGTGTTTTGATCTCATTGCCAGTGCAGATGAAGGGGACTTTAATAGTCAATACTATGCACATCTTCGTGAAAACATTCTTAACTCACGAACTTACGCACTTTCAGAAAACCTTGACTCCAAAATCGTAGAGGAATTTATTACATGATTGATGAAATCAACAGCATCATTGAAAAACTAGAATGGGAAGATGGTGATGATATTGTCGTGGAGATTGGTGGAACTATAGTTTCCGGCATTCATCAGGGTGAAAACTACAATAAGAAGTGGGCAACACCTTTTGGTGTTCGTAAGTACAACAAAGATGCGTTTATCATCATCAGTAACAATTCCCGTAGAGATTTGACTGGATCTCAACCTATGGACAGGGAACATAAACCACAACATCCATATCAACCAAAGAAAGAGGTGAAGAAAGATGAAACCTGATATGGTAATTTCTTGGGATCAACACCTTGAGAATGGAAATGTATGGAAAGTTGAGGTAGAACTTGCTATGCAGGGTGATGAGACTGATGAACATCTTGTATATAATGTGGAGGTTCATGTAGTGGCACCTACAGTAGAACTCGCACAGTATATTGTTGCTACAATGTATCCAGATCATGAAGGAATCTTTGTTAATGATGAACCCCTCACTGCCTGATGGATTCCCCCACACAGCACCAGAACATTACTATTATGAATGTAAAAATTTCAAATCTAATGTGGTTTCTATATGGCTTTGTAACACTCAGAGTTATGCTTATACTACTGATAGTCCTATTCGCACAATCTGGGGATTCGTCAAATATAAGAGAACAAAGAGAAGCACTACGCACACTTACTATGCCCCCATCAACTGTAATAAAATAGGCAAAGAAGTTTGTATTAGTGACACTCGTCCATATACTGCAATGCAACTCAACCTAAATCCTCTGGAAGCAGCATTTTTCTCATGAAATATATTCCTCAAGTTGATGATTATGTCAAGTGGAAGTCAGATCACATGAACATTGAGGGTTGGGTATATTTTTATGATGAAATGTACATTACGATTGAAACTGGTATCAAACCAAAACCCAACTGTCAATATACAAAGAATGAAAGACACAAATATATTCACACACTTTTACTTTGTTATCCAACACAATGGAATCAATTAGAATACATTCATACGAGAAAGAACCGTTATGCAGAAACTTTGGCAGATATGGAAGTATTCATTAGGGAGTTTTAGTGATGACAAAACAAAACCTTATGACAATTATGTTGCTATCATTCGCAGCATCATATTTGTCAGTCTGCTCACTACTAATATGGTTATTGTTTCTGGAGTAATTAGACATTGGCATGATGTACCGAGTGAACTATCTAAAACCAAAGAAAAAGGGATTCGCAAAACATTCTGCAACCTTCCTAAAAATTGAAGATGCTATTTTTTGGGAGCAACATGTTATGAAAAACTTGAAAGCAGTGGACACTACGATTACTGTCCACTAATCTCCCACAGGACACCAATCTCATGTATATTAACAGAGTCAAACAAAGCAACACACATGGACGATTTTTGGAGTGAGATTCAGGACATGCCTGGTGAAATCTTCGACATCACTGAACTCGAAGAAAATGACTCAAAAATGAACATCCAACTCGACGAATTCTCTAACACCGATTATACTGTTTGATATGAACTTTCCAACTGAAACTGTCAACGTTCTTCCACATCTTCAAGAACTTCGTGATACTTGGAGGGTGCAAAACTTCACCTACACTAAAGATCAACAGACTCAATATGACATGCTATTGCAAGCACGTCGAGAACGTGTTGCATGGTTTTATGAGGTTGATAGAGTCCAGAAAGGTCCAAAGGTGGCAAAGAAAGTAGAAGAGGTTCAAGAAGACGCAGACGATTGAATAAGTGGCACAGAGGGTCTCCTAGAGGTCTCTCTGTGCGTTATAGTATTGACATCAACCAAACACGAATGACCCTGACCCTTCGACCACATCAAAAAGATATTGTTGATCGTATGCTTGCATACGACAAAGGTCAAATCATTGTACCTACAGGTGGTGGAAAAACTATCTGTATGATTCAAGATGTTGTGGAGAACTGTAAGTATATTGACAACGGAATGACGACTGTTGTTGTTGCTCCACGTATTCTGTTGGCAGAACAACTGTGCAGTGAATTCCTTGAGTTGATTGATACAACTCATACGCATGTGATGCACGTTCATAGTGGTGAAACAGACCACTATTCTACAACAAAAGCAGATGATATTCATGTCTTTGCTAATACTGCTCGCGCAGAAGGTGAGAACTGCATCATCTTTACCTCTTATCATTCTCTCCATCGTATCATGGAGGCAGATATTGAGGTGAACAATATCTATTTTGATGAGGCACATAACAGTGTCCAACGTCACTTTTTCCCTGCAACTGAGTATTTTGCAGAGAATGCAAATCGTTGCTATTTCTTTACTGCAACACCTAAACATTCTCTTGCTGCATCTAAACCTGGAATGAATTGGAGTGTCTATGGTCAAGTTTTATGTAATGTTCCTGCTCCTTTGCTTGTTGATGAAGGGTACATTCTTCCTCCAAAAGTGGTTGTTAAACAACTGCCCATCGTCAAGGGAAGAAAGGTTATGTATGCTGAGGATGGAGACAACCTCATCGAAACCCTTGATGATAACAATATCGACAAAACTTTGATCTGTGCTCGTTCTACGAAGCAAATCATGGGTCTTATCTCACAATCAGACTTTTGCCTACAACTCAAAGAGCGTGGCTATTCTTGGATGATGATTACATCCAAGACAGGTGCAATCATCGATGGTAAGAAAGTCAATCGTGACGTATTCTTTGACACTCTGAATGAGTGGGGCAAGGAAGATGGCAAGAAGTTTGTTGTCATCCACCACTCTATTCTGTCTGAGGGTATCAACGTCAGTGGTCTTGAGGCAGTCATCTTCATGCGTAATATGGATTACATTGGTATCAGTCAGTCGATTGGTCGTGTGATTCGTTTGGGTAGCACTGAGAAGACATTTGGTTTAGTTTGCATCCCAACTTATGATAGAGTGGGTATCAGCACTGCCAAGAAAGTTCAGGCAGTTGTTGATGTTGTATTCAATCAGGGTATGCCAGCAATCAGTGAAATCAGGCGCTAGTGTGCCAGTTGATTGAAGTGTCCACTACCCATTGACTTGGGTGGTGGATTCGTGTATATTAAAAGAGTCAAAGCAAAGCACCATGCAATCCAAAGCAATTACATTTCGGGAAATTCTTGACGATTCCATCAATGCCGCAGTGGAAAATAGCAGTGATGCATGGAAAGGATCTATTTTCTATTGTCTAACACTTCTTACCAATGATGAACGTGGTAAGTGGGGAGAAAGTTTCCTTTTTGATATTATCACTAAGTTGGCAGAGATTGAATCATCTTGGGATGGTGATTGTAACACTCGTCCTGAAGATGGTGGAACTTATGATATTCTTGTCAACCTCCTTAAAAAACTAAAGAATGAAGTTAAAACAGCATTTTCATGTGCTAAGAGTGCAAACTGGCAGCATGAAAACATCTATGCTAAGTCTGTGTGGGACAAACTTACGTTTGTTGATGTAGATTATGACAAAATTTATATCACTGTCCTCACTCCTGCTAACATGGCAACGTTGTTTGAGAATAAGCAGGATCCTATTCTTGGTAAGAAAGCAACACTTCGTGAGTCACAAGAGGACAAGTGGAAGTTTGATTTTTCTCGCGTAACTATGGCGAACGCTATTGCCGCAGGATACACTTTCTGTTATGATGTAAATAATCCAGACGATGAAGGCGTTGTTAAACACCTTCTTAAGCACTTTAGTTGAATGAATAATATCTACCCATTTTTTCAAACTGTCAACGAAACTTATCCAATTAAGCATATTGCGAAAGAACTTGGTTTGCATATTGGAACGGTAAAGAGGTGGGTAGAGAAGAAAGATGTGCCTGGATCATATTACTTTGATCTGTGTAGAATTGCAGGTATTGAGATAGATTACAGCAAACATACAGAGAAAGAGAAAGATCAATTCTTCACAAATAAGGAGACTGCGAAGTATTGCTATAACAAATGTCATGAAGTTCTATCATCTCATGGCATAGATCTTCGTGAATATCATTACATCGAACCATCAGCAGGTGATGGGTCATTCTATACACTAATGCCTGAAGATCATAGGACTGGTGTAGATATTGAACCACAATGCGAAGGTGTCATTCAAGCAGATTTTTTGCAATGGAGACCTGATACTGAAAAAAACATAATCATTGGTAATCCACCATTTGGATTGAGAGGTAATCTTGCTCTGAAGTTTATCAATCATGCACATGAGTTTGCAGACTTTGTGTGTTTTATTGTACCGCAGTTATTTGATAGTAACGGCAAGGGTAGTTGTAAATCAAGAGTTGAAGGATATAATCTTATTCACAGCGAAATAATTGATAGTAGTTTCTATTATCCTGGTGGTGTAGATGTTGAGGTTAATTGTGTGTTTCAGATTTGGTCTAAGTTGCATGAGAGTACAGAAGAACGAATTAATCTTAACAACATCATAAAAATCTATAGTTTGAGCGATGGAGGTACTCCAGGGTCTACCCGCAATCAAAAATACCTCTATTCATGTGATTATTACTTACCAAGCACATGTTTCAAGGAGATGGAAGTTAAAACCCATTTTGAGGATCTTCCACATCGCCGTGGATATGGAATTGTGTCACTAATTGATAAACAGATCATGGACTCTGTGATGAGTGAGATCAACTGGGAAGAAGTGTCATTCAAATCTACAAACGGAGCTCTAAATCTTCGGTTTGATATTATAGAGAAATCAATATGGGATCGATTGCCTGTGACAGTTCGTGAACAGGACACTATCGCTTGCAATCCGTTGCTAGATGCCTTATCTTGAGGACATGAAAAACACACATCTCCAACACCCAGAAGACTCCATTCTGATGGGTGATCTTTCTGTCCTTGATTGGTTCCTTTCTGATGGTGAAATCTCTGCGAAGATTGATGGCGCTCCTGCGATTGTATGGGGTACGAATCCGCAGACGGGTCGATTCTTTGTTGGTACAAAATCGGTCTTTAACAAGAAACTTATCAAGATTAACGAAACACATTCTGACATTGATGACAATCATGTTGGCAATGTTGCTGATATATTACACCATTGCCTTGATAACCTTCCTGATTTCGACGGGATTGTTCAAGGTGATTTTATTGGGTTTGGTGGTGATGATACTTACTGCCCCAATACGATCACTTATGTCTTTGATGAAGTAATTCATCAGAACATCATCATCGCACCTCATACACTGTACGCAACCGATGATGAAATGAAAGATGCCTATGTCATCAATGACATGGTAGATATGGAAATCTTCGATGATACTGAGTCTTGTAAGTTTGTTCAACCTAAGTGTTGGCAAGTCGATGAAGATTTTGATGAGATTGTAGGATTTGCCCGTCAGATGGCACAGATGGTAACATTTGCTGACAAGAAAGAAGCAGCAGAACTTCAAGTAGCACTGAACAAATGTATTCGTGAAGGTCGTGAAGTTGTGCCAGAAACATTCAACAACTCCCGTTTGATTAGTTACTGGTTCTTAATCAAGTCTATCAAAGATGATATGTTGTTCTTGATGCGTAACAACGGACCAAAAGCATACATCAATGACCGTCAATGTCGTGGTGAGGGTTATGTCAAGACCAATGGATATGGTATGTTCAAACTTGTCAACCGAGAGCAATTCTCACATGCAAACTTCAACAACGGGAGATTCGCAAATGTCTGATTACACCAAAGAACAACTGATTGATGCACTTGTTCATGAGTGGGATTACCTCTGCCACGATGACTATGATCCAGAAGATCCAACACCAGAAGAATATCGAAAGGACATGGAATCTCTTACAATAGAACAATTAATAGAAGAAACATCAACTGGAGAAGGTTACACTTTGGATGAGTTTATGGAGAACCATGGGTGACAGTTGGTGAAGTGTCCACCATTCCCCCACAGGGGACCAAAATCGTGTATTATTAAAGAGTCAAAGGAATTCAACTGATGCGAACCATCACCAAAGTCCAAGCACTCCAACAGTTTAAGTACAATTGGATGGCAAGTGGATCAACAGATAATGTCGCAAAACGTGAGGCATGGGGCATCTTCACTGATGAACTTTGCCGTGAGGGTTACATCACCATGAAAAAGTATGAGTCATGGTCTAACCCTTTCTGATCTTAAATGAAGCGATTAACTTACTCTAATCGCTTCATCATTCATTTCACTATCTAACATCATGACCTTCACAGAACCTCAATACAAAACCGAATATCTCACTGAATGTCTCATCGAACAAGTTAATAATCTTTGGAAACTTAATATAACTAAATTTGGTTCTTATTCTAAGTTAGACTATAGTGTAGGTAAAAAATATATCAAAGTGAAAAACACTAGGATGCACCGTCATGATTTAACTACAGATAATGGGGTGTTTATGTTTATCGATAAAGAGACTGGTGCATGTTACAAACCCGCATCATTCAGGACACCTGCGAAAGGCATTCGATTCCAGATTGAGCAGTTAGTTGAGAACCCTGAGATTGTAGATCATTACGGTAGTTTTCTTTATGTACGATGAAGATTGACACCGTTGGTAGAATCATAGGATCATTTCTTGTGGTCACTGCATATTTCATCATCCTACATGTAAACTTATCATTAGGAGTGATTATGCAGTTCGTTGGTGATGCTATCTCAGTGCCATTCTTCATTAGAACAAAATCATGGGACGTGGTAATCATGCTCACGTTCTTGTTAATCATCTCATCCACTAAATTACTTCCAACATTATGAAATACGAAGTTAAGTTGTACGTCGGTGGCAAAGTGTTCACTGAAGAAGTACAAGCAGTCAACAATCAAGATGCAAAAGAAACAGCTTTAGCACGTAATCCTAGAGCAAAAGTGATTGGTGTCAATCCTATTGTAGGAGGTTAATCATGTTTACTTACGACACAATTAAAGGTGAACTCTGTCAAATTGAATGTTGGGCAGATGAAGATAGGGAGGAAAGATATGAGGATGGTAATAAAGATCTAATTTGGATTGATAGACACCACACCAATGAATATGGTGATATTGAGAATTATATCAGTCAAAAGTTTGCTGATGTAAGTGATAGTGTGTTCATTGATGTTAGGGCTCTTCGTTCTACAACAGTGACACGATATGAGCAGAAAGATGAATACTTTAATTTGTTTCCAGATAACATTGCCATCGATGAATTAGGTGATGATTGTTTAGGTGGAAACGATTATATTTGGGAGAATGGTAAACTTAAGACGAGGTGTGACAGTTGAGGTAGTGGCACAACTCCGGTTGTGCTGCGTCCAAAATCGTGTATTATTAAAGAGTCAAAGAAACGGATTCAACCCAATGCAACTCACAGCAAACGGAGCACACATGGTTGTTGACTTCTATCCCGTCAAGTATGCTGATGGAAGTATCAGCGAGCGCCTAATGTATAAGACGGTTACATTCTGCGGCAAAACACAATCAAAGTCCTACATTAACAAATGTATGTTTGAAAAAGAGGTTGAGAATCGTGTTGAGGGTTATAAGTATGAAGTGACTGATATGCACCTAGAACCACAACTTTTCAACTCTGCACTGATTCAAACTCGTTGGTGATTATGTCACTAATCAAGACTTACCTTCACAATCTTCAAATGAACAATCAACTCGAAATGTTATCACAAAGAGAACAACTAATGGAGGACATTGATGCTATTGTTGAAACATTTTGTTGGGAAATGTGGGAGGGTAAGTATCCCGAAACTCAAGAAGAATTGACCCGTGTCCTATGTGATGCAGTCTGCAAAAACTTCCCCACTAACTAACATCATGCTCAAAACACAATTGCTCAAAGTCGT